ATGGAACATCCGGTAGCGGAGGTTCTTCAGGAACTTCAGGAACTTCTGGCACGTCTGGAATAAACGGAACGAGTGGGACTGCAGGTAGCGGAGGAACTTCTGGTATTAATGGCACATCAGGTACAGCGGGCAGTGGTGGTACAAGTGGAACTTCTGGTAGTGGGGGTACTTCAGGAACTAGTGGAATAAATGGGACTAATGGAACATCCGGTAGCGGAGGTTCTTCAGGAACTTCTGGCACGTCTGGAATAAACGGAACGAGTGGTACTGCTGGTAGTGGGGGAATAAATGGAACGAGTGGTACTGCTGGTAGTGGGGGGTCTTCTGGAACTTCTGGGACTTCTGGTAGTGGTGGTTCTTCAGGGACATCTGGTATTAATGGAACTTCAGGGACATCTGGCATTAATGGAACAAATGGAACTTCTGGTGTTAACGGAACAAGTGGTACGAGTGGTACTAGAGGGACTTCTGGTAGTGGTGGAACTTCTGGGACTTCTGGTATTAACGGAACGAGTGGAACTTCTGGGACTTCTGGTATTAACGGAACGAGTGGTACTTCCGGTATAAATGGTACCTCTGGAACTTCTGGCAGTGGAGGATCAAGTGGAATAAATGGTACTTCTGGTAGTGGAGGTACAAGTGGAATAAATGGAACTTCTGGAATAAATGGAACGAGTGGTACTGCAGGTAGCGGAGGTTCTTCAGGAACTTCTGGTACTAGTGGGATAAATGGAACGAGTGGAACTTCTGGAATAAATGGAACGAGTGGTACCGCAGGTAGTGGTGGTACAAGTGGTACTAGAGGGACTTCTGGTAGTGGTGGAACCTCTGGTATTAACGGTACATCAGGTACCGCGGGTAGTGGTGGAACTAGTGGAATAAATGGAACGAGTGGGACTTCTGGCGTTAATGGAACTTCTGGAACTTCTGGAATAAATGGAACGAGTGGTACTGCGGGTAGTGGAGGTTCTTCTGGGACAAGTGGCACTAGAGGTACTAGTGGGAGTGGTGGATCCTCTGGAACATCTGGAGTTAATGGTACTTCTGGAACATCTGGAGTTAATGGTACTTCTGGTACTGCAGGTAGTGGGGGTTCTTCTGGGACATCTGGTGCTAGTGTTATTATAAACAATAACGTAAATGACTATGTAGTAACAGCAACCGGAACGGCAAATACACTACAAGGCGAAGCAAATTTAATATTTAATGGGACGCAACTAGGTATAAATACAACACCATCATTTAATCTTGATCTTATAGGGAACGCTTCGCTTTTAACAACAACGTTTGCAAACCCTTATAGTATTGTTAACCAATCAAGTGTTGCTGCGGCGGGAGGACCATCAAGTGGATTACTGGTCGGAAGATCAAATGCATCCAATGGGCAAACATTTGGTCTTAGAGCTTCCGCAGTAGTAGTATATTTAATGAAGTGGGGGATGCTAATTCAGATTTTAGAATTGAGTCAGACACGCAAACAAATATGTTTTTTTTAGACGCGTCCGCCAATGCTATTGGGATTACACAAGGAACACCAACAGCAAAACTACATTTAGGAGCTGGAGCTGCAACCGCTGGAACTGCACCTCTTAAATTTACTAATGGTACATTAAATACAACACCAGAGGCTGGTACGATAGAATATAATAGTAATCAACTATATACAACAAATAGTGATGCTAGACATAAAGTTTTTTATGGTGATTTTATTAGACAAACTAATGATTTAGCGTTCACTAATAACACATTTGTTGATTTACCTAGTATGACGTTTGTTCTTAACGCTGGGTCAATATATGAAATTGAACTATATGGTAGGGTAACAGCTGGTGCTGGTGGTGCAAGATTAAGATTACTAACAGTTTCTGGAACCTGGGGTAGAATTGACCTAGGAAGTAATTATAGTGTTGGTAATGGTTTATACGAAAATAATCAAATTGCCGCCGGAGGAACTATATTTGCTGGTTCAGAATTTGCAACAAATACAGCTGGAGCTGGTATTTATACAATAAAAGGTACTCTAGCGCCGGTAACAACGGTAACTGTAAGCGTTCAGGGTGCTCAAAATACTACAAATGCAGCACCAACTACGTTCTGGTGGAACAGTTATGTTAAGTTAACTTGGGTAGGATAAAAAATTAAATTATGGGAAGAGAAATACAATTAAGTAGTGAACAATCGGTGATTGTTATTACAAGAGAAGAGACAACATTATTAACCGATAAAATCAGTATTGACACTGTTAGTGATGATGGAGAAAAGGTTGTAGCTAGGATATCCTTTTTTAGTACAACAGGTCTTAGTCGGATTTTAACTTTATGGGAGGGTCAAGATTATATCAACATTGGCAATTGGACTGATGATGATGTTAATAATAAAGTGAAAGAATTACTAAACGTAATTTAATTATTTTCAATGTAGATTAAAATCTCACTATAATACTCTATAAAATTTTGATCGTTTAGTCTTTGTGTTATATCGTAACCATCAACTGAATTTATTGTAAATTTAGAAAAGTTTGACAAAATTTCATTTTTAAATTTAAAAAATTTTTCTTTTTTTGTTGGGTCATTTAAATGCCACTCACCAACTATTTTTGGTATTTGTTTTAAAAATTTTAAATTTTCATTTGTGAATATATCATACTCACCACCTTCACAATCTAATTTTAAAAAATCTATCTTATCAATTTTATAATCTTCTAATAATTTATCAAAAGTAATATAGTCAACACTCTTATCATCTCCATATACTTCATCAAGTTGACAATTTGTTTGATTTGTATTACCAATTGCTTTATTTACTAAAACAACATTTTTATTACTAATATTTTCTTCTAATATATTAAACTCCGTTTTACTAGGTTCAATAGCGTAAACCTTTTTTAATTTTCTATCACATAATGATTTTACAAAAGGACCAACACTAGCACCAATATCCATTACGATATCCCCATCTTTTATATTAAAATACTTTTCATATATATTATTAACAAATAATTCTTCCTCAACTAGTTTTTTAAAGTTTTGGTCTGAATCAAAAAAACCCCAGTTAAAACCAATTTGTTTTATTTTACTAATAACTAATTTAGAATTTATTGATTTACTACATTCAAATTGTCTTTCAGTGTTTTTATGAATAGGACACCAATTCCAGTCACTAGGATTTAATCTATGGGAATTAAAACACCCGGTACACACATTATTATTTATAACACGATAAGTATTTGATTTTGTTTCGGTGTACTCCTCACTAAAGCCGGATATTAAAATAGTTGGTAAACCAACACTCCAGGCTAACCAAGAAAGACCAGATCCAATACCAATAAAAAATTCACAACTTTGCAAATCGTAAATTACTTCTTGTAATGGACTTCTTGGGAAATTTTTAATTCCAGTAGGATGAAAATTACCCATATAACCATCCGGCTCAACAGAATATAAAACAACTTCATATCCAAGTTTAATTAGATAATCAACAACCTCTTGCCAACCAGTTGGGTTATTCCAATACTTACTTTGGGCGGTTCCGTGTATTGCAATACCTACTTTTTTTTCTTTTTTAACATTTTCTTTTAGTTTTAATTTTGGTCTTATTTCTTCATAGTCAAGACCTAAAATATCTGAAGCCGTTTTTTGTAATGGTTGAGTTCTAAAATTATTTGGGTGTCTACTGTAATCAATTTCGTCATTTTGATTATAAAACCATCCGATATTAAACATACCAAATATATTATCTACAGAAGTACCTGGTTCTACAAATTCTATCTCCGGATATTGCTCCTTAAATAAATCATTCATAAATGTTGATAGGACTATATCACAACTATGTTTTTTTCTAAATTCATCAACATAAGGAACCCAGGCCAAAGTATCACCTAATGATTTAGACTCAAGAGTTATATAAATTCTTTTATCTTTTAAATCGGTTTTTATTTCATTATAGTAATCATCATTTTGTATTTTTATTGTATAATTTTTAAAATACTTAGCATTTAGTCTTGACCACATATCAGTTTTTAATTCAGTTTGATAAACTATATTTCCCTGGTCATCCTCAAAACTAACATTAAAATTTTTATCAACATTACCTTTTATTTCTAAAAAGGCACCATTTATTTGTGTGTAAATAAATTTTAAAATATCACCAATTTTATTATTTGTTAAATTTGTTTTTTCTATTTCCGAAATGATTGTTTCTTTAAATATTTGTGAATTCATATCAATATTCTTTTTTTACATTATCAATAAGTGAGGTACCATCTAGTTGTTTACTATAGAATTTTTTGGTTATTAATCTTAATTTTCTATCGTGACAAAAAATATGGTTAAACCAAAGATCTGCCGAATCCCAAGGGCTAGTCTCAAATTTATCAACGTACCATTGTTTATACTTGTTTGGTATCATATAACAATGAGCCATAGTTTGATGCCAACACTCATTAAATAAATTATCATATTCGTTTAGTGCGTAATCTAAAATTAATCCACCAAATGATACAAAGTATATTTCATCTTTAATACAATTAAAAATGGCTTTATGAACTATATCAACAAAATCATTAAGATTCTCAAAAATGTAAGCGTCCTCCTCCATTATAATTGTATAGTCATAGTCATTATCAATTGAATGTATTGCCTCTTTGTGTGCTAAATAACAACCATAGTGACCCTTATTTATATTTTGACTTTCTGGATATCTGTGGGTTGATACATCAACTTCACCATCATATACATAATTCTCAATAAACTTAATATCAATGTTGTATCTCTTTAACTCTTTTATATTTGTAATTGATTTTATAGCCCTTTTTTGCTTAGGTAATGTTGAAATATGAATTACTTGAATTTTAGGTATTTTATAATACCAGTTATATCCGTTTGTTGTTATATTTTGAGTCCCATTAAAATACTCATTTACAGCTTTTGTTACACCATCAAAGACTACATAATCATCACCTGAAATAATACCACCCGGTTTAACTTTGTAGAAAAAATCTTCAATATCATTTTTAACACCTTCATAACTATGATCCCCATCAATCATTAGATAATCAATGGACCCATTGTTAAATAATTTAGAAGCGTTATGTGAAGAGTCTTTTATTACTTCTATTTTATTACCAATTAAATTTTCATAGAAAATTTGATATATGTCATTATCAAAATTACCAACAGTATCTATATGGAGTTGCTCATTTTGAGACCCTTTAAAAGTATCAACAGAAATTAACTTAACATTTTTATTTGTTTCTTTTATTTTATCTGAAATGTATTTTGTTGATTTACCAAACCAACTACCAATTTCAACAATTGTACTTCCATCAGAACATTCGTTTACAAATTTATTGTATAGTTCTTCATATGAAAACCAACCCTCAATATCTTGATAGGTCTTGGTTTTACCAAAAAGTAATTCTTTAATTAGTTTTGAATCAATATTAATGTCATTTTTCATAAAACTAATGTTAGGTTCATTATCATACTGACCACAATATGATTCTAAATTAAACATAACAATAGGTAACTCATCATAACAAAGAGCTTCTTTAACAACCAAAGGATTTAATTCAAATTTTGAGGGAAATAAAAATAAATCAGAAGCTTGTAAATAATCATCAATATTTTCTTTTTCTCCGTGTAGTATACAATTTTTAGGTTTATTTAAAAGTAGTGGTTCCCAGTAGTCTTTAAAATTGATTGCAGTATTACCAACAAAGTGAAATAATACTTTTTCTTTTTCTAATTTTCTTGCAATATCAAAAGCATACGATTGATTTTTACCCTGGGTAAATAACCCAACAATTACAATATGTTTATACTCATTATCAAATGATAACTTACTTTTAAAGTTGTCAGTATTTTTTGTTTTCTTGTTTACTGGGTATTGAATTACTGAAGATTCAATTCCTAAATTGTCGTATTGTTTAACTGATAAATCGGATACAAAAATAAATTTATCCGGAGCGTATCTTTTTTTAAAACTTAAATCTTGGGAGGAATGGGTCGTTTCAATTATTTGCCAACTTCTTTCTTTTTTATAAATGTACTCACATTCTTCGTTTGTTATAAACGTTTCTGGTAACTCCTCAAACCAAATTATATCTGGATTTATATCCTTAATAACATTTGTCAATCTCAATTCATTTTCTTCTAATGAGATAAAATTAAGTATTAATAAATTTTTTATTTTATTTCTTTGTACAACAAAATCTGGAGACACAAAGTTATATTCAACACAGTATAAGTCGTACGTATCTTTTAATAATTCAATCTTTTTTAATAAGAATTGTGGTTGACCCCCTGTTGACAAATGGGGTGTTATTATCATTAATTTTTTCATTAAAGTTATCAATTAATTGTTATGAAAAAAATAGTAAAACATTAGTAGAAATATATAGAATTAGGTTTTGAATATTATTTATTTAAAATAAAAAATCGTTAATTTTTCTATATGAAGATTTTTATACAAATTGCATCATATAGAGACCCCCAACTTATCCCAACAGTTAAAGATTGTTTATCAAACGCAAAACACCCAGAAAATTTAGTTTTTGGTATTTGTCGTCAGTATCATCCAGAAGATGGTTTTGATGATTTATCGGAATATAAAGATGATGAAAGATTTAGAATTTTAGATGTCTTATATTCAGAATCAACAGGTGTTTGTTGGGCTAGAAACCAGGTACAACAATTATATAAAGGAGAAGAGTATACTCTTCAAGTTGATTCCCACATGCGTTTTGAGAAAAACTGGGATCAAATCTTAATCAGAATGTTACAAGGATTACAAAAAGATGGAGTTAAAAAACCATTACTTACAGGTTATGTTTCATCTTTTGATCCGGACAACGACCCGGCTGGTAGAGTTGGTGAACCTTGGAGAATGGCCTTTGATAGATTCACACCGGAAGGAGTTGTATTTTTTCTACCAGAGGTAATCCCAGGGTGGCAAAAAATTAAAAAACCATTAAGGGCTAGATTTTACTCGGCACATTTTTGTTTCACGTTAGGACAATTCTCAACGGAAGTTCAGCACGACCCGGATTATTATTTTCACGGAGAAGAAATATCAATTGCCGTTAGGGCATTTACTCACGGATATGATTTGTTTCACCCACATAAAGTTGTTATCTGGCACGAGTACACCAGAAAGAACAGAACAAAACAATGGGATGACAATAAAGAATGGTGGAAGAAAAATAATTCATCACACGAAAAGAATAGAAAGATACTTGGTATTGATAATGAGAAATATGAAGAAGACCTTGGTAAGTATGGATTTGGTTCTGAAAGAACAATTAAGGACTATGAAAAGTACGCCGGAATAAAGTTTTCAAATAGGTCAGTACAACAATATACATTAGATAAAAAGTATCCACCAAACCCATACGATTTTTCAACAGAAGAGGATTGGGAAAAAAGTTTCTTTACAATATTCAAACATTGTATTGATTTGCCATTAGATAAGGTTCCGGAAACAGATTATAATTTCTTTGTTGTTGCGTTTCATAATAAAAATGATGAAACCCTATTTAGGCAAGACGCACAACCAGATGAAATTAATAGAATAAAAAATGATCCAGATGGTTACGGAAAAATATGGAGAGAATTTAACACCTCAGAAAAACCAGCGTATTGGGTTGTATGGCCACACTCGGCATCAAAAGGTTGGGGAGAAAGAATAGTTGGTAATTTATGATGACACTTGTTACCGGATTATGGGATATTGGTAGGGGTAATTTAGAAAAAGGATGGAATAGGTCTTTTGATTACTATTTAAATAAATTTGATGATTTATTAAAAATTGATTGTAATCTCATAATTTTTGGGGACGAATCTCTTTATAAATTTGTTAGTGAAAGAAGGGATATGTCAAAAACACAATTTATTATCCGGGACCTTTCTTGGTTTAGAAATAATGAATTTTTTGACAAAATACAAAAAATAAGAACAAATGAAAATTGGTACAATCAAGTTGGTTGGTTAAAAGAATCAACACAAGCAAAACTTGAGATGTATAATCCAATTGTAATGTCTAAAATGTTTTTACTGCACGATGCTGTAATTTTAGATAAATTTAATTCTGAAAAACTATTCTGGATTGACGCTGGAATCTCAAACACAGTAAGTCCAGGATATTTCACAAATGATAATGTTCTTGAGAAAATAAATAAAAAATACGATAAGTTTTTATTTATATCTTTTCCATATGAGGCAAACACAGAGGTTCACGGATTTTCATACGATAAGTTATGTGAGTATGCAAAAACAAAAACAAACTATGTAAGTAGGGGTGGTTTTTTTGGTGGTCCTAAAAAATATATTAGCGATTTAAACACAATATATTATAGTTTACTTACACATACATTAAATAATAATTTAATGGGAACAGAAGAAAGTATCTTTACGATTATGAGTTATTTACACCCAAATTTAATTGATAATTACCTTATTAATTCTGATGGTTTATTATATACGTTTTTTGAAAATATTAAAAATAATAAAGTAAAAAAAGAAGGTAATGATGTTGGTCTATATGTTATTACGTTTAACTCACCAAAACAATTTGAAACTTTAATTGAATCAATGTTAGAGTACGATATAGATTTTATAACAAAAACAAAAAAATTTTTACTGGATAACTCAACGGATTTAACAACAACAAAAGAATATTTAAATCTTTGTTCACAATATGGTTTTGAACATATTAAAAAAGATAATATAGGTATTACCGGTGGTAGACAATTTATTGCCGAACACTTTAATCAACAAGACGATTTGGGTTATTACTATTTCTTTGAGGACGATATGGCTTTTGTTACTAAAGATTGTGATGTTTGTAAAAATGGTTTTAATAGAAAAGTAAAAAATTTATATAGTACGTCATTACAAATAATTAAAAAAGAAAATTTTGATTTTTTAAAATTAAATTTTACTGAATTTTTCGGAAGTCACACAACACAATGGGCTTGGTACAATACACCCCAAAGTTTCAGAGAAAATCATTGGCCGGAAAAACCAAATCTACCAGTTGTTGGTTATGATCCAAGCGCCCCAAGTCTAGAATTTAAAAATATAAAATCATTAAATGGTATCCCCTACGCTAGTGGGGAAATCTATCTTTCTAATTGGCCAATTGTCTTATCAAAAGAAGGTAATTACAAATGTTATATTGAGACAAAATTTGACAATCCTTATGAACAAACTTTAATGTCCCATAACTTTCAAAATTTAGTTAAAGGTAAATTAAATCCTGGACTTCTTCTTATAACACCAACCGAACATAATCGTTTTGATTTTTATCCAGCAGAATTAAGAAAAGAATGTTAATTCATATATTTATAGTAAAAACTATAGATGGAATTTTTCATTAAAAAGAACTCTTCACTCCCTTTACTTAAAATGCAAGTCGTAAAGGATGGTCGTAGCGATTATAATAATATGATGGATTTAATAGAACAATCTGCCATATTTTTTTCTATGGTTGATGTTGAGACTGGGGTTCCAAAAATTACCACACGTCCAGCTGGCATTGTTGCAAAGACAATGCTTGACCCAAATGCCGAACCAGAATATTATGTTTATTATCAATTTAGGAAGTTTGATACTAGAAAAGTTGGTAGATTTGAAGGTCAATTTATTTTTATATCCAGCGATGGAACGTTAATTCTACCAATTAGAGAAAAATTGTTTATAAACGTTCAAGAAAGTTTTATTGCTGATGACTTAGAACCTGGAGATGGTTGTTATGAAACTGGATTCCCTTGTTGCGCAACAACAAAAAAACCAATTCCACCAACGCCAACACCTTGTCCTACTTGTCCACCGTGTCCACCAGTTACAACAACGACGACTACAGAAGCACCAGTTACAACAACGACAACTACAAATACACCATTAACGGTTATATTAGATGTTGATATAGCACCAGGATCTATTGTTATTAATTATAACTTAACATCAAATCAAACATATGGTGAGGAAATAAGTATGAGTTTTACTCATAATTTAGGAACAAGTGGAAGTCCAATAACAATAATGACTGGTGTTACAATTCCTATTGGGGAAACTATTGGTAATACAGAAGTAATAATTAATGAAGATTTTAACATATTAACTAAAATAGATTCGTTTGGTGATTTTGTGGTTTACCCACCAAATTTATATTTTGAGGTTTATGAAAATTACCCAACACCCACACCAACACCCACATCTTCACCGACCCCAACACCAACACCAACACCTTCACCAACCCCACAAATAATGTTAATAAATCCAATATTAGTTGATCAAGACACATATTTAAAGATTGGTGTTAATGAATATTTAAAATACACATAAACATAAAAAATAAAAAATTAAAATGAGCATTACTGGTAAAACAATAGCAGAACTACCATTACTAAATGAAGTTAGTAACAATACACTATTTCCTGTTGAGTATCTTGGTACAACATTTAACCTACCATTTTCAGCATTTTCATATTCTAATTATACAGAAGTTACTTACTCTGAATTGGTTAATTTAATCTCAGGCAATAGTTTAAACTTAGGTACATTTTATTTAATTACCGATTTCCAAACTTGTTACGACCAACCTGATTTTGATTATAATGGTAATTCAATCACAGGACCAAATACATATCACACATCAACAATTGAACCTATTTTAGTTTTAGCTACATCAAATAACACTTTGTCCCCGGACGCATATCAGCCAACATATCCTAATGATAAAATAAAATATGATTATTCTTTTGATGTTACTGAAAGTACTGGTAATCCAGCGAAAGGTAGGATAACTGAAAGAATTGATGACCTTGGCAATAGAACTGATTACGATCATAGAACAATATTGTTTAAAAGATATAGAACTTATTTTCAAGATGGTACTATTGCTGGCCGTATAATTGGTATGAATAATGGTATTGTTACGGGTTTAAATACTAATTTTACTGGTGATTTAATTACGGGCAATACTATATTAATTTATTATAATAGCCCAAAATTATATGAAGTTATAGAAATAACCTCACCAACTGATATGGTTGTCGCTGGATTTAATTACGATAATTTCAGTGACTCAATTGGGTACAGATGTGAACGTATGTTCTCAAATCAACAACTACTTGATGGTTGTTTATATTATTTTAATGATGTTGGTAACAACGACATTGACGATGGTGGGGATGATATGTATGATGGTGGAAATAGAATATACACTAATTTATTTAGTGATATACCTTATACCCACACGCAAATGACTGATCCACCAGTTAATAATAGTGACCCAGCTTCTTTTGGTGATTTTGTTTATGATGGTTCAGCACAGAATGGTGATTTATATTTTGGGTTAGGTTCTTCCTATTTTACCAATACTTTCCCTGGATTATTTGTGATGGCTGCTTATAATGTTAGTGTTACTGATTTTGAAATTGACGGTAATTTAGGTTCAGATGGTGATGGTCAAGCCGACACATTTGATTATACATTAACTTATGGTGGTAGTGATTTCTCAGTTTATTGTAAAAGAGTTTGGGGTGCACAGGATCCTTCGGTAACTCATATATACATCGTTAATACAATTGATGGGACTATCACACATAATATTGACACGTCAACCGAGGATGATTTAGATACCATTTCTAATTTAACTGGTGTAACACAAATACATTACTTATTATTTGCGCTAGCTGGTGGTATTAAATCAACCAATAGCCAAATTCAGAATGTTGTTAATAGTTATTTATCTTTGATTGATTATTCGGATATTAATTACACTTTAAGCATTTTGGATATCAATTTCACGAGTATAACATCAAATTTACCAGCAAACCAAGTAAGTTATAAGTCTTTAAATTTTAAACAATCTAATATAACAGGTGATACGGAAAATTATCAAGAACATTTAACTTTTGGTAGTCTAGGACAATGTGCGAACAATTACATTGGTAATTACGCTAACCTATATAGTATTGATAGCAACCCATTTATATTGTCTAATAATGTCTTTTATGGTACTAGCGAGTATTTAAATAACACTTTTGGGGATGCTTGTTTTAATAACACATTTGATGATGATTGTACTGAGAACATTATAGGTAATTATTTCTATAATAATCTAACAGATGATGATTTTGATCAAAACATAATTGGTAATTATTTTTATAATAACTATATAACTGCTAATTTCCAAAGAAATGAAATAAATTATAATTTCTATGATAATACAATAACAATAGGTTCTTTTTATAGAAATAATATTGGTAATGACTTTAGTAATAACATTATTACTGGTGGGGATTTTCAAAATAACCAAATAGGAAATCAATTTAATAATAATAAATTAGATAATGATTTTTATAAAAATACAATAGGAAATGGTTATAATGATAATAGAACATTTGGTAGTAATCAGGGTAATAAAATAGGTAATGGTTTTAATAATAACCAACTGTATAGTAATTATGAAGACAATGTTATTGGTGATTATTTTGGTAACAACACGATTGGTGACTCAATAAATTTAGGGTCATATAATTTTTATAAAAATAATATCGCATTTAGTTTTAGTAACAATACAATTCAGGGTGATTTTAGGTATAACCAAATTGCCAATGATTTCAGTACCAATAGTATTAATAATAGCACTTTTCAGTTAAACGAAGTTAAATTTGGTTTAAATTCTGTAGACTTTAGTTTATCAACTCACGTATATGCTAACTATAATTGTACTATATTTTTAAGAAGTGATGCTCAACCTAGACTATCATATTACGACTCAACTGATACACTGTTAATTACAGATGTTGCAAGTTAAATTATTTTTTAAGATAAAAAAAAGGGGGTCACAAAAACCCTCTTTTTTTATTTGACAAAAAACAAATTTACTAATATACTTATTGATGTAAGGTAAATGTCATCGTTAGTATGACAGAAAATACACCACTCAAAAAATATATTATGATAACAGCAGAAGAAATTAAATCCTTCCTAGAAGGAAATGATCCAGAAGAACATATCGTTTCAGTTGAGTTTGACTATCAAAAGGATCACATATATAAAATCAAAGAAGTTCCGGGAAAAGGTAAATCTATCGTTAGAGATAGTTTAATCGCATTTGCATGGGTTGGTGACCTAAAAGGATTAAACTTTTATCAGGGGTCCAAAGCAATGCAAAAAGAAGCAATGTCAAAGTATGGTATTGTAATTGAAAAACTTCGTACTGATGGGAACGAACAATTAGAGAATGGATTAACATTCCTAGTTAAATCACTTAAAGGATATAGAGCTTTATCACAATTTTTTAGAGATGGTGGAATTGATCCCTGGGGTGAAAAAGTAAGAGATAAATTCTTAATGTTAACTCCGGTTGAGCAGTTTCTTGTTTCAAAAGAAAAAAGATTGTTTAAAGGATTTGAGGATTATAATGACATTACAAGACTTGTATTTGACCTTGAGACAACATCTTTAGAGCCTAAAGATGGTAGAATCTTTATGATTGGTCTTAAAACAAATAAGGGATTTCAGAAAGTAATTGAGTGTACAAATGAAGATGAGGAAAGAAAGGGACTTGTTGAGTTCTTTAATATAATTGACGAAATAAAACCTTCAATTATTTCTGGTTATAACTCAGCAAACTTTGACTGGTATTGGATTTATGAAAGATGTAAAATTTTAAATCTTGATATTAAAAAAATATCAAAGACATTACACTCTGAAAGAAAAATCACACAAAAAGACTCAATGCTTAAATTAGGTAACGAAGTTGAGAGTTTTACACAAACCCAAATGTGGGGTTATAATATTATTGATATTTTACATTCGGTCCGTAGAGCACAAGCAATTAACTCGTCAATTAAAGAGGCCGGTCTTAAGTATATTACAAAATTTATTAACGCTGAAGCACCAGATCGTGTATATGTTGACCACGACAAAATTGGTTCAATGTATCGCGATAAAGAAGATTATTGGTTAAATACCGAAAATGGTAAATACAAAAAGGTTGGTGTTGATAGTAAAGTGGATAAGGTATGTGAAAAAAGAAATGACATCTACATTAAAACAACCGGTGATGATATTATTGAGAGGTATCTTGACGATGACCTTGAGGAAACCCTACTTGTAGATGCTGAGTTTAATCAAGGGTCTTTTCTTCTTGCATCACTTCTCCCAACAACATACGAAAGAGTATCCACAATGGGTACGGCAACAATCTGGAAGATGGTAATGCTTGCATGGTCTTATAAACACGGACTTGCGATTCCAGCAAAGAAAGAGAAAAGAAACTTTGTTGGTGGTTTATCAAGACTTCTTAAAACCGGGTATTCAAAAGACGTACTTAAACTTGACTACTCTTCCCTTTACCCATCAATCCAATTAACACACGATGTGTTTCCTCAATCAGACATTTCTGGTGTAATGAAGGGTTTATTATCTTACTTTAGAGATACTCGTATTATGTACAAGAATCTTGCGTCAGAATATAAATCAATTGATAGTAAAAAAGCTAAATCTTTTGATAATAAACAATTACCGATTAAAATCTTTATCAACTCACTATTTGGTGCTCTTTCAGCACCACAAGTATTTCCTTGGGGTGATATGGATATGGGGGAACAGATTACCTGTACCGGTAGACAATACCTAAGACAGATGTTAAAATTCTTTAACAAAAGGGGATACACCCCTCTTGTTTGTGATACGGACGGTATGAACTTCTCATTACCAGATGGTGGTGTGGACGATAGAGTTTATACCGGTAGAGGATTAAACTGGCTTGTCAAAGAAGGAAAGGTTTACAATGGTTATGATGCTGATGTTGCAGAATTTAACGATAGATTTATGAGAGGAACAATGGGTCTTGATTGTGACGGTACTTGGGATTCTTGTATTAACCTTGCTCGTAAAAACTATGCAACATTAGAACACGGAGGTAAAGTAAAACTTACCGGAAATACAATTAAATCAAAGAAGATGCCAAAATATATTGAGGTATTTTTAGATAAAGGAATTAAATTACTTCTTAGTGGTGATGGTCAAGGATTTGTTGAGTGGTATTATGAATACTTACAAAAGATATTTGATCAAAGAATCCCTCTTATTGATATTGCAAACAAAGCAAAGGTCAAACAAACAATTGATGACTACATCAAAAGGAGTATGACAAAAACTAAAGCTGGTAGTTTAATGTCAAGACAAGCTCATATGGAACTTGTAATTAAAGAAAAACTAAATGTGAGTCTTGGTGATGTAATCTATTATGTAAACAACGGAACAAAAGCATCACACGGAGATGTTCAGAAAGTTAATAAACCAAAGAAAGGATGGACAGAAGAGCAGATAGGTTTATTTTTTTCAAACAATGAAAAGTCAAACTATAAAAATAAAGAACAATTCTTATTAAATAATGGTTGGGAAAAATCCTGGTCAGATGATAACTGGGTGAGAAGTGATTCACCAAACAAAGAAGCAAATACCGGTATACCTACAGATGTAGCATATAGAGCCGCTAGTTCAGATTCTGTTGTACAACTTAATTGTTATAGAATTGACCCCCAAGAATTAGAAAGTAATCCAGGACTTACAGGTGAGTATAATATCCAAAGAGCAATTGTAACTTTTAACAAAAGAGTTGAACCACTACTTGTTGTGTTTAAACAAGAAATTAGAGACTCACTTCTAGTTAAGAATCCAGAAGAAAGACCATTCTTCACCAAAGACCAATGTGACCTTATCAATGGTATTCCATTTGATGATGGTGATCAAGATGATATTGAGAAGGACCTTATTATGATGGAACAAGGTGAAGTTGACTTTTGGAAAAACGTAGGTATTGACCCAAATTACATATATGAATTAGCTGAAGATGGGTGGGAAGAATTAATCTAACTCATCTTCAGACCGTCAGAACTTAATATGTACCAGTTACCCTCAACGAATTGGAAGTGAACACAAGCACCTTTTTCTAAAAGGAGTTCGTCCCATTCTTCATCAATTGCACCAACATCTGATTTAATTAGAACTGTTGTAAGTGATTTAATTGTAATTTTTTCATTCTCACTTGAGTTAAGTGTCACTTCAGAACCTTCACCCTTAACAACAAGTAATGTTTCTAGACCAGTTGTGTAAATAGGGTCTGATATTATTTTTTGAATTTCTTTTGGCAACTCAATTGGTTTTGGTTGTTCAACAATAGTTTGTGTTTGATATCTTACAACATTCTTTCTTGGTGTAAGATTTTCTACTCTAAATCCACTCATTATATTACATAAATTTGTCTCGGCATCGCTCTAAACTTGAGCTGTTTATTTAAGTTTTCAGCAATAAGAGCCTCCCTTTCCATAACCTTTTCAGGTTTCAATCTTGTAAGTCTTCCTTCAGCACCAATTAGTTCTTCAATTAATTTTGACTTTTCATCTTTGGCTTCAGTTGCAAGTGAGGTATAATCCATTGTTAAATCACCACCATCACCAGTTTTTAAGTTACCACTAAATTTTCCACGAACTCTAGATAATGTTTCTTTACAATATGCGATAAACCATCTTCTAACCCAAACTTGTGCTGGATTATTTAACTCATCCCAGTTCATTTTGTCAAACGGAACATCAGATGGTAATTTAATAATATCCGGATTATCGGCCAGACACTTATCCTTGTCACCATCAGTTGTGTCATAATACCAATACCAAACTCTACCCTTCATAAGGGTTGAGTTACCAAAGTCAAATTTACCACCTGGTGTGTTCATTAAGTGAACCGCCTTTTTCCCACCCGGAAGAGCGGTTACTCTATAAGTTAAATCACCAGCAATAATTCTTCTTTGTATATTAATTTCTTGCATCCTTAAAAGCATATCAAAAGCTGGCATCATAAAGTAACTACCAGATAAGTTACCAACTTGAGCGTAACCTGCTGGACCAGCAATACCACCACCAGCGATACCCCCAAAAGCCCAAGGATCAAATAACATATTGTTCATTGTTGCTGGCGTAAACCACAATAATTCATTTAATTCTCTACCCGCCGGTATTTCATATATCTGTTGATTTGGTACTAATTGTATATAATCTTTTTTTAATTCCCATTCACCACCGGCCTGCAAACCAACTATCTTAGAATAGGCGTAAGTATATCTTGTTTCATAATCCAAACTTCTAGTCGTAAAAGCCCTACTTAAAGATTGCGTATCCAGATTTAAGTTATTAAGAGCGGTCCATTGAGATTCAATTAACCAATCTTGGACATACTGTGAATATTCATCAATTGAGAATTCAAGTAATGTATCCATTTGTTCGTCCTCTAATTCCACACTTCTTTGTGGGGCACCAAGTAAATGTCTTACTTTAGTATATAGTTGACTTCTTTGTGGTTCACCAATAATTGCCATAATGATTTTATTATATAAATACTTTAATATCTTATTTAAGTATTCTTCTAATATCTAATTTGAATCTTTCATTTTTTGATAAATCCCTAATAATATCTTGTGGGATATTGTCACCTAATCTTGGGACTCCATATTTTTCACCCATAGTGTTAAAAATATTTACAATTTCTTTTGTTTTTTCATTACCAATTAAAAATTCGGCATATTGTTCTTGAGTAACAATCGGAAACTGAATAAACCCACTTTTGGTTGTACCCATTTTAAGTATTTTAGCCGAATAGGATATTGTTTGAGCTTCAGCTGATCTTCCAGCTTTTAGAATTCCTGGTGTTTTAGCAAGTTCAATTAGACGAGCTTTATCATAGTAGTATAAATCAACCCCAAGATTTTGTGAGTTTGGTACACCAACAAGTAATCCTGTAATATCAATAAGTAATTTGTTTAAAATATCTTCACCTTGATTTTGTATATCTGAATTTTCGTGTGTTACAACTAGTTCTAAAAAATTTGGAAATTGAGTTAACCCACTTAATATATATTTATTTTCTTCTGACCCTTCGTATTTCTCAACAAAATCTTTAACCCCAGTCCTAATACTTTTAAGTGATATTCTTTCATTAGTGTCTCTAACTACTTTACAAGAAATTAAATCTCCCTCTGATGTTGAGATATCATAAGGAGACGATAAGCTTGTTGCTAGTTCACCATCAAGAAATCCGGTAACCATACCCTCAAAGTCAAAACCTCTAGTTTTGCTTTTAATAAATCTTTGAAAATAATTATTAAATCTATATTTTGATCTTTCAGAAACAGTTGATAAATCAAGAGTCATAAGTCCACTTATAGTCCTATTAAAGTCAAGGTTCCCCCTTGAAATTTCAGCTGTTGTAATGTTGTTAATTGCTTCGGCTCCTGCCTCAGCATCTAATGGTATAAGTCTAATTTTTTGTAATTCACGACTCATAATTTTTTTCAGATCTGGTTGTAAATCCTCGTTTTCTAATAAAATTTTCATATATGATTCATTTAACTTTTTTGTTGTCTTTGAAACAAAAAGTTCATTTACAAATTCCCAGTTTACAGAATTCCAGAAATTTTTAATGTATTCATCCCTTTTATTTCTATACTTCAAATAATAAGCATGCTCCCATAAATCTAAACCTAAAAGTGGATATCCACCATCTTTAATAACATTCATAAGTGGATTATCTTGGTTTGGTGTTGACATAATTTTAAGTCTATTTGTCTTTGTTAAAACAAGCCAAACCCATCCGGACCCAAATCTTTCTTTAGCAACATCATTGAATTCATCTTTCATTTTTTTGATGTTACCATATTGTTTTGTAATTTTTTCTAATATCTCACCTTTTGGTAATTGTTTTTTTGGTGATAACATTTTCCAAAATAACGCGTGATTAAAAGCACCACCAGCATTGTTTCTAACTTTAGTGTTAAACTTTGATATTGTTTTTACAATATCCTCAAGCTCCATTTCACCTTTTTTATTAGAAAGAGCGTCATTTAATTTTTTGACATAACCTTTATAGTGTTTGTTGTAATGAATATCCATTGTTTCCGGATCCACAAATTGTTTTAAAGCTGAATATGAATAAGGTAATTTTTCAATACCGATTTTTTTCATTTCGGTTAAAAACTCACCTTTAATATTTTCCTTTTCCTTTAATAAGATTTGCTCGTTAATCAGATTTAACTTATTATTTATACCTTCGTACATTAACTCTTCTTTTTTTGGAAACTCCTTTTCAAACTGTTTAATTGCAGAACCAGCTTTTGCGTTTGCCTCATCTTCAAGGGGACCACCAATATCTTGTTTTGGTTTTTTACCTTGGATTTTAATTTGTCTTTCGTGTATCCATTCGTGAGCTAATGTTCTTACAATATCCCTATTCATTCTGTCTTTAGTGAAAATCTTAAGTTCAGAATCTTGTGTCCTACTACCTGTGGACATTTTACCATATCTTTCACCGGTAAAAATAATAGTAATATCATCCTTTAAAGGATACTTCTTCTGTAAGAACTTAATAAAATCGTTCATAAGTTCTTTGTCCTTTTCAGACATATCACATTTTACGTGTTTTACTTTAACTCTCATTTATATAATAAATATACAAATTAGGTTATTTCTACCTTTTTGAGTTTATAAGATTTAGGATTTCTTCAACAACGTCAAAAGATTCTGTAACCTCATCACCCATTACAGTCCCTATTATTTTTTTCTTTGTATTTAACCTGGAATTGATCAACAGCATATTGTCTTTGTACTTTATTACAACTACCATCAAGATACACCGATTCTTTACCAAAGTGATTATGAATTAGTTGTAGGGTATCGGTAAAATTTGTAAATATGATTACTTTTTTTCCTTGGTCTATAATATTTTGTGCGAACTCAATTGTGTCTTTAACTTTTTCATTTGCGATTACCTTTCTTACTTTCATAAGTTTTGTGAACTGAATTGTAAGAGATGATGATTCTTCTTTTTTGTTTTTTAACCACTCGTAGTACTCACCCATTAAATCTTTATACTCTCTTGATGAGGTTCTTAAATAAACCGGGGTTATTATTTTTTCAGGTAAATCTAACACCTCTTCTTTTAATCTACGAAGAATTTGTTTTGATGTCCTATCTCGGAGTTCTTCAAGATTTGAAGCCCCGGTTACGTTCCATACTTTTCTATTACCAGCTCTAAACTGATACCCCTGACAATAACGAATTGCATACGCCATCCAGTTTTGTGCCACCGGACTTTCAATAATATTAAGAAGATTATAATAGTTGATTGGTCTTGATGTCATTGGTGTTCCAGTCAAAAGCCAAACTTGTTTTATATCTTTAACAAAATTGTTAATAATTTTTGTTCTTTGAGCTTGAGCGTTTGAAACCATATGGGCTTCATCTAAAATTACTAAATCATATTTTGTTTTAACAAGTTCAGAATTTTCTTTGTCTTTAGGATCGTAAAAGTTTTTTAATATGTCATAGTTTACAATTGTAAAATCTTCATCTGTTGAGTATTTTTTTCCTTCACAAATGTAAACACTCCTATCGGTATAGTTTTTTATTTCTCTTTCCCAGTTAATTTTAAGTGACGCTGGACATATGATTAGAATTTTTTTAGCACCAGTCTCAAGAGCTCCAATAATTGTAGAGGTTGTTTTTCCAAGCCCCATATCGTCTGCCAATATAAATCTTTTTGACCCAACAAGTTTTTCTATCGCTTCTTTTTGGTGAGACAAAGGTGGTCTGTGACCATATTTAGAATAATCAATATCAACCTTTTCTATCGTATGTGATTTTATTAATGATGATTTTGGTACCCAAAATTCTGATAAATTATCCTTCTCAAAGAACTTACCCCAAATATGGTAGGACTTATCTTTTTCAACAAGTAGTTTTTCAATATAAACTTTTTCTGGTATTTCAAGTAGGTATCTATCTTTAGCAAACTTATTTGCAAAATAAGAATCAAGATCAACCCACTTCCTTGCAACCTTTGGTTTTACATCAAAATAATTAATAATATAATCAGCCTGAGTTCTTGTGGGGTAGAACTTTTTATTTACATCCTTTTTTGATTTCATATAAAGGATATAATTGTTAGCACCACTATACGAGTCTAACAAATCAAGAGCTTTGTGTTCTATTAGATTATTTTTTAAATCCAAAACTAAATAATATATATAAAAATAAACAAAAAAAGAATATTTATCAATAAATAATCAATATGGAAAATAGAATTCCTGTAACAAGACTTGGTAAATTTTTTGGGGATACCGATTTTAATCTTGAAATAGAAATGGGTCAAGAATGGTTAATTGGTGATTTAAATTTTACTTGTGTGTTATATAAAGTTGATAGGTTAAAAACAAAAACAGATGATGTGTATGGTGAAACTGTTTCAGATGGTATAAAGTTTTTGCCACCAATTGAGTTTAATGCGTATATCCAAGTATTGGCACCAGAAAATAAAACGGTTGGAACAACAAAAAATGCACAACTTGAACCCGGAAACATTACGATATCTGTTTATCTAAAAACTTTAGAAGATTTAGGGATTGATATTGATCTTGGTGATTATATAGGATATTATGATAGTGAAAATTTTGTAAGATATTATACTGTTGTAAATGATGGTAGAGTAACTTCTGATTTTAAACACACATACAGAGGAATTCGTCCATTCTATAAAAGTATCACTGCGGCTCCTGTTGGACCTAATGAATTTAGAGGATTATAATAAATGGCTTTACCTAAAAAAATAAAAAAATATATCCCACTTACGGAGGAAAAAACTCTTTTACCTAGAAGAAGAGAACTTCGTGATATGATTGAGGCCGATGGAACATTTCTTCCTAAAAGTTTACTACATGCAGATCTTGATAGAGGGTTTTTAGATTTTGTAAGAGACCAACTAACTTGTGTTGTTGAGGGAAAAACAATTCCAATGATTGATATTTTAATTACAACACAAAACTGGGCACAATTTACAGAGACTTGGGACTTCCAAAACATTGATAAAAATACAGAACCACCATTCATAACGGTAATAAGAACTCCGGAGGTCAAATACGGAAATAATCCGGCGATAGTTTATAATATTCCGAATAGAAAATTATACTTTTATATGAAAGTACCAACTTGGGACGGAAATAAAAATGGGTATGACATTTATAAAATACCACAACCGGTTCCTTGTGACATTACATATACAGTTGCAATTGTTTGTAATAGAATGAGAGAGATTAATAAATTTAATCAAATTATTCTTGAGAAATTTTCATCATTACAATCTTATCAAACAATAAAAGGACATTATATACCATTAAAACTTAATAGTATTGCTGATGAATCGGTGATGGAACTTGAAAAAAGAAAATACTACATTCAAAAGTATGAATTCACAATGATGGGATTTTTAATTGACGAGGATCAGTTTGAGGTAAGTCCCGCAATTACAAGGACGTTTCAAATATTTGAAACTGAAACTCCATATAAGAAAAGAAAGAAACGACAAGAAAATCCACCGGAGCCACAGGTGTTTGAATTTGTATTCCCAACAACAACCGATGAAACTGAGGAGTTAATTAACTACACATTTAATTTAGAACTTATGTCATCTGAAAATGTAAGTTCATTCCAAGTTTATATTAATGGTGATTATTATGGTGAAAATCTTAGTCAAATACAAATCAATACAAACGATACTTTATCATTACAAATTGTTAGGGTAAATGCTACTGAGGTTGCAAAGATAACATACATGCAACAACTAATTTAATTCTCTCCGTAGATATCTCTTTTTTCTTTACATTTCTCAAAGATTAAGTTCTCTAAAAACTTATACATTTTGATACCACGTTTATCACAATAACTCTTTAGAGTGTTATGAGCTTCAACAGAAATCTTTAAATTTTTTATCTTTTTTGGCTTATTTTCCATAGGTAGAAAAAAGGTAGAAAAAATTCTTACCAAAATATAAATAGTTTATAAGAAGTAAAGTTTTTACGAAAATTACTAATATTTATTATTAAAATAAATTAATAAAACATTTTTAAAACTATGGCTACTAACAGTAAAGTTTTTGTATCACCAGGTGTGTACACTTCTGAAGTAGATTTGAGTTTCGTTGCACAAAGTGTTGGTGTTACCACATTAGGTATTGCCGGTGAGACTTTAAGGGGTCCAGCATTTGAACCAATCTTTGTTAAGAACTACGACGAATTCCAAGTTTATTTCGGTGGAACTTCACCAGAAAAATTTGTAAATACACAAATCCCTAAATATGAAGCGGCATATATTGCTAAGTCATATTTACAACAATCAAATCAATTATTTGTAACAAGAATATTAGGATTATCCGGATATGATGCGGGTCCATCTTGGTCAATTGTAACTAAAGCTAACTTAGATCCTAAAACATTGGATTATTTTTGTTTAAGTGGTGTAACAGTTGATTGTGAACCAGTATGTGTTGTTAAAAAAGAATTGTCATTCTCAATTCCTTTTAGTGCTTGTACACTCAATCCAACTAACGTATTATTCTTAGGTGCTTTTCCGTCTGACATTGAAAGTATGTTGACTGAGGAATATGAAGAGTTAGATGGTGACATCACAACTCTTGATGACCAAATTAGTTTAATGGTCTCAGATGTGATAACAAGTAGTAACCCATCAACTGCGGAAGATGAGGTTGTTTACTATTTTGGTGCTATACCAGAAAGTGATTACACATATTTAAGTACAACAGGATATACACAAGAAACAAATGTTTTTGGTGTTGAGTCAATTCCTTTTGAATCTTTAGACACTTCATCACCACTTAACGATGCTTGGTATTATGCCCTTATGGACAATGTTGGTTCAGGTCTTTATACTGGTTATTCATTCTTTACAACAGTAACGGATTTAACAAATATAACACCGGTTACAACCACAACAACAAGTGCGGCACCAACGCCAACACCAACACCAGATCCTTGTGTTACTTTAACTCCAGTTCCACCAACGCCAACACCAACAGCCCCAATTGTAAATGAGTGCTATTCTGGTAATGTTACTGGTGTTATCTATTATTACACTGGAACATCATACACTGAATATGATGACTTAGTTGTTGTAACTTTAAGATCAAGAGGTATCTCAACTTATAGTACTGATGTTAACCCAGTTTACGAAATCACTGGTGTTACTGATGTTACTTTAGATATGACAGGTGTTTATTCTTCAGTTAAGAAAAATCCTTTCGCTAAATTTGCAATCAATGCGACAAATAAAGTTGGTACTGATTTTGACTTTGAGGTTTCATTGTCTTCAAACGACTCTAAAAATATCAATAAAGTATTTGGGAAAAGTAACTTTGGTAAACCAAGATTACAAACACCACTTATGGTTGAAGAAAATTTCCAAACTCTTTTAAGTTATGGATGGAATAAAGGATTTATTAGAGGATTAAGTTCTGAACTTGTAACAACAGAAGAAGCTCAAGCAAATGACCCTAATACAATTGGATGGTATTTAGATAGATTCCAGTCCCCTGTAACACCTTGGGTTGTTTCTGAAGTTAGAGGTAATAAAGTATTCAACTTATTTAAAGTTTATAGCATTTCTGATGGTAATTCAGCAAACACTGAAATTAAAGTGTCAATTTCTGATATTTCATTTAATAATTTAACATTCACATTATTGATTAGAGATTATTTTGATAGTGATGCTAACCCAACAGTTCTTGAAAAGTTCACAAATTGTTCTATGAACCCACAAGAAAATAATTTCATCGCTAAAAAAGTAGGAACTCTTGATGGTGAATACGTGTTGAATTCTAAATACATTTTAATAGAGATGAATGAGGACGCACCAATTGACGCTCTTCCTTGTGGATTTAGAGGTTATACATTTAGAGAATATCCGGGAGTAACATCTCCATTCCCAGTTTACAAAACTAAATATGATATACCTGGTGAAGTTGTTTATAACCCACCATTTGGATTATCTAACGGAATTGACGATGTATTTACAAGTCCTGGGGATAACGTAAGAAGAACATATCTTGGACTTTCATCATTCTGGGGTTACGATAGTGATTTCTTCCAATATAAAGGAAAAAGACGACCTCTTAATCTTTGTACTGGTGAAGGTGTTGAATGGGATTTCCAAACAAAAGGATACCATATGGACCAATTCGCTAGTGCTGTAACAATTTCAAGTGTTTACGCATCATCTGGAACTCCAGCGTTTGAGGTTGGTAATACATCATTCTCTTCTGAACCAACTGACCCTGAGAATCCTTACTACAGATTAAACTCAAGAAAATTCACAGTATTTGTTTATGGTGGATTTGACGGATGGGACATCTATAGAGAATATAGAACAAACGCAGATAAGTTTACTCTTGGTAGATCTGGTTTCTTAAAAGGAGCGTGCACATCAACAAGATACCCTAATGGTACTGGAAACGGACTATTCAAACAAATATCTATCGGTGATGGTAGTGTGGAATACGGTAACACAGATTACTATGCTTATATGTTAGGTATTAGAACATTTGCAAATCCTGAAGCTGTTAACATCAATGTATTTACAACACCGGGTATTGATCTTTACAATAACTCCGGTCTTGTTGAGGGTACAATTGATATGATTGAGAACGAAAGAGCTGACTCACTTTATGTAACAACAATGCCAGACTTTAATATGTTCCAAGCAACAACAACTGAATCTGATGGTTTAATTTACCCACAAGAAGCTGTTGACTTGTTAGAAGAAACAGGAATTGATTCTAACTACACAGCAACTTATTATCCTTGGGTATTAACAAGAGATACTGTGAATAATACACAAATCTACATACCACCAACAGCTGAAGTTACAAGAAACTTGGCGTTAACTGATAACATTGCATTCCCTTGGTTTGCGGCCGCTGGTTATACTCGTGGTATTGTTAATGCGGTTAAAGCTCGTAAGAAGTTGACACAAGAAGATAGAGATGTTCTTTACCTTGGTAGAATTAACCCAATTGCAACTTTCTCTGATGTTGGTACTGTAATCTGGGGTAACAAAACTCTACAAGTAAGAGAATCTGCTCTTGACAGAATTAACGTAAGAAGATTGTTACTACAAGCTCGTAAGTTGATTTCTGCGGTTTCTGTAAGGCTATTGTTTGATCAAAATGATCAACAAGTAAGACAGGACTTCTTGAATGCGGTTAACCCAATTCTTGATGCAATTAGAAGAGATAGAGGTTTGTATGACTTTAGAGTAACAGTTTCTAATAGTACAGAAGATTTAGATAAAAACCAACTTGTTGGTAAAATCTATATCAAACCTACAAAATCTCTTGAATTTATTGACATTACCTTCTACATCACACCAACAGGTGCTTCGTTTGAGGATGTGTGATAAAAATAGAATAAGGAAAAAGGGGGACAAGTTCTCCCTTTTTTTATTTATATAATATTTATTATTATGAATCACAAAAAATTAGTTAGAGAAATTCTTTTAGAGATGAAAAGCAATAGAAAGTTAAGACTCTATGCTTTTGACTGGGACGATAATATTTTACAAATGCCGACCAAAATCAAAATGGATCAAAAAGTTGGTAAAAGATGGAAACCAATTGAGGTGTCAACTGAAAAATTTGCGGAGATTAGAACAGAACCAGATTATAGAGTAAGAAATAACAACCCAAAAGAGGCTTTTATTGATTTTACATTACCGGACACTTTTTTAAGAGACTCAAAAGAGGCAATACTTAAAAATAAAAAATCCCCAAGTTTTAACAAATTTAAAGAAAGTTTAATTTACGCTAATCCATTTTCAATTATTACAGCTAGAGGTCACAACCCAGAAGTACTTAAAAAGGGTGTTAAAATGTTTATTCATTTAGTATTGTCACCAGAAGAAAAAGAAAAAATGTTAGAAAATATTATTGACACTTTAAAACACGAAAATGAATTTAGTGATGATTTTATTGAAAAATTAGAGTATTTGGATAAAAATCAAATTCTTGATTTATATCTTGACGAAAAAGGGGATTACTACCCGGTTTCATCTCCGGAGTTTGGAGAAAGATTTGGTTTAGAAGTTAGTGGTGGTGCGGCAAACCCTGAACATAACAAAAAGGTGGCCCTCGCGGACTTTATTTCAAAATATGACGACTTAATTAGAAGTGGCAAATATGTTAGTGCTTCATTAGGGTTTTCAGACGATGACCCAAGGAATGTTAAAGCTATGATAGAATTTGTAAGAAATGAATTATCAAGGATGTATCCAGAAGTTAAATTTATAATTCAAGATACTTCAGAAGGAGGATATACAAAAATTCATATAGAAACTGATAATAAAGAAGAGGAATTAAATGAAGGAATAATAATAGAGAACTTAATTAATAGAATTGTATCCAAAATTAAATCAAAGTAAATAGAAAAAATTTATTACGGATATATTTATAATAAAAAATAAACATAATTAAAAATTAAAAAACTATGGCTGATTTATTAATGAAGATGCCGGTTCCGTATGAGCCCAAACGACAGAACAGGTTTATCTTGAGATTTCCATCAAGTTTGGGTATAAATGAATGGTATGTAGAAAGTGCGTCTCGGCCTTCAATAAAAATAAACCCAACTGAGATTCAGTTCCTAAACACCTCAACATATGTTGCAGGTAGATTTACTTGGGATGAAATTTCAGTTAAATTCCGTGACCCAATTGGACCATCAGCCTCACAAGCACTTATGGAATGGGTTCGTTTATGTGCTGAATCAGTAACTGGTCGTATGGGTTATGCTGCAGGATATAAGAAAAATGTTGACCTTGAGATGTTAGATCCAACAGGTGTTGTTGTTGAGAAGTGGATTCTAGAAGGAACATTTTTAACTTCAGCTAACTTTGGTACATTATCTTATAGTCAAGATGCACTTGCTGATATTACTTGTGGTTTACGAATGGATCGTTGTATACTCGTGTACTAATTATTTTTTACATATTTTTACTAATCCCATATTTCAAGTATGGGATTTTTTATTTACAAAAAACATAAGTCAAGTATTTTTATAATAAAAAAGTTATGGATATAAGTGTAAATGATGCTGGACAAATGAATTTTAACTTACCACACGATGTTGTACCATTACCATCAGGTGGTATTTTTTACCCATCAAAAAAGAAATCAGTTAAAGTGGGTTATTTAACCGCAAGCGATGAGAATATATTACTTAATATTGAGGGTAATAAAACAATTAAAGAAACAATTGTATTACCACTATTAAGAAATAAACTTTACGAACCAGATCTTCGTCCGGAAGATTTGCTTGATGGTGATATTGAAGCAATACTTTTATTTTTAAGAAACACATCTTTTGGTCCGGAATATAAAGTAACACTTATTGACCCAAAAACTGAGAAAAAATTTGAATCATCAATTTTACTAGATGAGATGGATATCAAAAAATGTGAAGCACAACCAGATACTGATGGTACATTTACAACAACTTTACCAAGAAGTAAGGCGACTGTTAAATTAAAACTTTTAACACTTAGGGATTCGCTTGAAATTGAAAGTATTGTTGATTCATACCCTCAAGGAAGAACAGCACCAATTATAACATTAAGACTTGCCAAACAAATTGTTGAAATAAACGGATCACAAGACAGATCTGAAATTGGAAAATTTGTTGAGTCAATGCCTATAATGGATTCTAAATATATAAGATCATTTTTGGTAAACAATGAACCAAGATTAGATTTAAACAAAGAAGTTATAGCCCCGTCTGGAGAAAGAGTAATGGTAAACATTACTTTTGGGGTTGAATTTTTTCGGCCTTTCTTCTGAGTATAGAAAAATTATTATTGACGAATACATTTTTTTAGCAAAAATGCTTCATCTATCATATAGTGATTATTTGATAATGCCCACCTATTTTAGAAAGTATACCATTGACAAGTTACTTGAAGATAAAAAATGATAAGAAAGTATTTATAAAATAAAAAATGTTAATGTTCCAAAGTACAGAAGGTTCTGATGTTGAAGGTAAATCTGGTACCGGTGATTCGGCAGGAATAAAAGGTGATATACTAACAAAATCATTTACTGAAGGTTTCTATGCTAATATTGCCAAAGGTAGAGATGGTTTAAAGGAGGCATCACAATATTTTGCTGATATTGGTAATGCCCTTGTTAGTACTTCTGGTATTCTAAAAACATCTAGATTTTTAGATGATGAACAAGCTAGATTAAGAGGTTTTATTGGTTTAGGTTCACAAAAAGTTGATGAATTTAAAAAATTAATTGCAGATGGTGCGTCTAAATTTGCATCAATAGGTCTTGAGACTGCTGACGTTGGAAAGACATATCAAGCTCTAGCTGATACATTTAAAACTGATATTTCAGTATCTGATCAAGATTTACTTGAACTTGGTGCGACAGCAAAAGTAACTAATATTAATGCAAAGGATTTAGCTGGTGGATTTAGAGGTGTTGGTATTAGTATTCAAGAAGTTGGTGAAAATATGACACAGGTTGCAGAAATCGCAAGACAGGCAGGTGTTTCAGTTTCGGCAGTATCCGAACAAGTCGTCAAAAATCTAGATAAAATGAATATCTATAATTTTGAGGGTGGCGTTAAAGGCCTCGCAAAAATGTCAGCGCAAGCCTCAAAATTGGGAATTGATATGTCACAAATATTTACAATTGTAGATAAAGTATTTGACCCTAAAGGTGCTATAGAAACTGCTGCAGCAATGCAAAGACTAGGGGTTTCAGCAAACGCTCTTTTAGACCCATTAC